AGGGTGCCGAACAATGACTATTTTTTTTATTATATTTAATAACTGTTAACTGGAAGTAATCTAGTCCATATAACTTCATATTGTCTTACATTTCTACATATGGACCTTTGACTAGCACATCTTAACTTAAGGTCCTTTTATTTTAAACGTATGTAGTAAAAAATATGCTGGTAATCTGTCTGGATACTGTATGGTGGCTATTTAGGGCGTAGCGGGCTATACAGTAATAGTCAATGTTTAATTGAAGTTTTTCTAAAGTTCTTGAGTACTCAGTTTGCCTTTCTAGTGTACTGTATTACCAGTCCTGAGCTTTCTGCCTCCCGATGGCACCTTTACTTGTGACTATTTACTAACCTTCAATGTTTGTAATTTAACTTAATATATCATATAATTCAATCTATGCAACAATCTATGTATAATTAGTTTTATGACAGAAAAAAAAGCAACACGAGTTATCTGTGCAGCCACTAAATGTAGAAAACGTTTAAAAGGAAAACAACGAAGATTCTGCTCTACTCAATGTAATAAAAGAACCTGGGCGGCAACAAAAGCACATAACGATAAGATTACAGAAAAACCAATCAATAATCATTTAAAACTTGACGATGGTGAATTATCTATGGTTAGACGAGGCACACACTATGATTTATTCTGCGAAAAATACGCGGAGGACCTAGCAGACGGCACCCTCACTGCCAAAGAAGTAGCCATAGACATAGGTACATCTCCAGCACAAGTATCAAGAATGATGGCAGCATACAAAATAGATACAAAGAATGCAATTGCAGCAGAAGACTGGGAAGTAAACGAAGCAGCGTTAGCTGCATTAGAAAATTTTTCTAGCTTCCGCGATAAATACTTTCGTACAGAAACGGGGGAAAAGTACGAAACAGCAGACTTTCATATGAACTGGATAAATAACATAATAGATTCAATTGAACACGGTAAAGAATTAATTATATTATCCCCACCGCGACACGGTAAAACAGAGTTATTAATACACTTTGCTGTATATCAGATAATGAAAAACCCAAACATAAGAATTATGTGGGTAGGTGGTAACGAAGACATAGCAAAAAATGCTGTATCAGCGGTATTAGAACATTTAGATGATAATGAAAGATTACAAGAAGATTTCTGTCCACCAGGTAAAAACTTTAAACCAAACAATAGGTCAGGAAAAATGTGGTCACAAAACCAGTTTACTGTAGGTACTAGAACAGTACCAGGTATTAAATCACCAACTATGGTTGCTGTAGGTAAAGGTGGAAAGATTCTATCTCGTGACTGTGATTTAATTATTGCAGACGACATTGAAGACCATCAAACTACTATGCAACCTGGTGCTAGAGAAAATACAAGACAGTGGTGGACTACTACATTATCATCACGTAAAGAGGAACATACTGCTGTAGTAGTAATTGGTTCTAGACAACATCACGATGATTTGTATCATCACTTACTTGCTAATGATTCTTTTGAACAAATAGTAGAAACTGCACACGATATTGAATGTGGCATACCAGAACACTTACCAGATGAACATATTGACTGTATGTTATGGCCAGGCAAAAGAACTTATAAATGGCTTAATACAAGAATGCAAGCAGCAGAAACTACAGGTGGTAGACAAATCTTTGAGATGGTTTATTACAATCAAGCATTTGTAGAAGGTACACAAATTTTTACTATGAATATGATTGACCAATGTATGCGACCTGATTTAGTTATTGGGCAGGTACCTGGCAATTTACATCTTGTTGCAGGACTTGACCCAGCATCATCTGGTTATCAAGCTGCTGTACTATGGGGTATTAATGCTGCTAGAGGAGAATTATATTTAGTTGACATAGAAAATAGACAAGGTGGTGGTGTTAAACACGCATTGCAAATAATGTCTGACTGGCTACACAAGTATGACTTAATGCACTGGATTATTGAAGAAAACGGATTTCAAACAGCTATTAGACAAGACGATAAAATAAAAGAATTTGTATTACGTTCTGGTATTACTATGCAAGGTCACATAACTGGAAATAACAAACACGACCCTATGTATGGTGTAGGTGCAATGGCTAACTTGTTTGAAAATCAAAAAATACATTTACCAGTTGGAAATTCAGAAAGTCAGAGTAAAGTTAATGCTTATAGACAACAATTACTATATTTTGATGGAAAACCAGTTTCTAAGCGAAACAAAGAAAAAACTGATATAGTTATGGCAGGGTGGTTTCCTATGAAAGTCTTTAGAAGGATGAACAAGGAACAACTCGCTGGTATGGGATTAGATTATAATCCTAGTTACACAGATTTTGGATATAGCGATTATAATGAGGCACCGTGGGGTTAGAAAATTTAGGAATTAAAAACTACAAAGAAATTGTAGACAACGCAACTTTCTTAGTTAATGGTAGACCATCTAAGGAACGTCAAATACAAAAAGCAAGGATTAAGTCAATCTTAAATGGTGGTCCTGCTGGTATGAAAGCATTACTAGGTGAAAAGATGGAAACTACTGATGCTGACTTACTACCAGCACCTAATATGTTACAGTCAGGTATTGACCGACTTGCACAAAAGATTTCAGGTATACCACAAGTACGTGTAGATATTCTTAATCACAATACATCTGATAGAGCAAAGTTTCGTGCAGAAAAATTAGAAAGAATTGTTACAAGTTATGACGAGAAACAAAATCTATCGCTACAATTAGGACAGGCAGCTAGATGGTTGCCAGGGTACGGTTACTGCGCTTGGATTATAACGACACGCACAGATAAAAATGGTTACATATACCCAACAGCAGAACTGCGTGACCCTTACGATACATTTCCAGGAAACTTTGGTCCTGACCAAAAACCACGTGAGTTAGCAGTATTAAGACGTGTACCTAGATATAAACTTGCACAACTATATCCAGAATTTGCTAAAGAGATTTTAAACCCAGAAGAAGAAGATACAGCAGAAGCTGCATACGGTGCAGGTGGATTAAATGATTCATACAACGCAAGTTCAGATGATGCTAACTGGGAAGATAATACAGGACAAGGTGTAAGAGTAATTGAATATTATGACGTAGGTGGTACATACATAATCTTTCCTGAAAAGAAAATGATTTTAGATTTTATTCCAAACTTTTTAAGTGGTCCTCCATTTATATTTATGAAACGATTGGCTTTTGATGAACTTAAAGGACAGTATGACCACGTAATAGGTTTAATGGCTATGATGGCAAAAATAAACATTATGTCAGCTATAGCAATGGAAGACAGTGTGTTTACAGAAACAAACATATCTGGTGAATTAGAGTCAGGTCAATATCGTAAAGGTAGATTTGCAATTAACTATTTATCACCAGGTACACAAGTAAGTAAACCTGCTAATAACATTCCTTATCAATTATTTCAACAAGTTGACAGATTAGAACGTCAGCTACGTATGGTTGGTGGATATCCCGTAACTGACGATAGTCAAAGCCCTAACTCATTTGTAACTGGAGCTGGTCTGTCAGAATTAAATAGCACTATGTCATTAATGATTAATGAATATAGAGAAATTATAAAACACGGCTTACAAGATATGGACTCTTTAAGATTAGAGTTAGATACTTTGTTAGCTGTACAGTACCCGCAGCTATCTAAGAAACCTATACAAGGTTTTTATGCTGGTACTGCATTTTCTGAAAACTATGCACCTACACAAGATATAGCTGGTGAATATAGAACTAGACGTGTTTATGGTGTTATGGCTGGTTTTGACGAACCACAAAAAATTGTAACTGGATTGCAATTGTTACAAGCAGGTGTTATAGACACAGAAACGTTACAAGATAACATTGATGGTCTTGACAATATAGCTAAAGTACAAGAACGTATTAGAAAAAATAAAGCAGAAAATGTATTATTTGAATCTGTACTTGCTAGGTCAGCACAAGGTGATATGGCAGCTACACAAGCTGTAATTGCTATTTATGAATATCCACAAGAAATGACAGAAATACTTAAAATGTTCTATACACCACAAGAACCACAAATGTCACCTGAACAACAAATGATGATTGAACAACAAATGATGCAACAACAGATGGCTGCAGGCCCTCCAAGTGTTGCTCAAGCATTAGGTGGTATGTAATGGAAGAAAAAGAATTTTGGAATATTATTGAAAATAATTTTGGAATGTATGATGAGTTAGATGAAGATGAAGCAAATCTTTTTGAACCATACAAACAACAAAATTTTACAATAATAAATCCTACACCTGGCATAATAATAATGATAAAGGACGAATTTTATGGCGAAATCTAGAAGAGGTGGATACAGGCAACCTAAAAATCCTGCTCCAGTAGCTACACAAGATAGAAATAGAACTGATGGTGGTCCAGGAAATCAAAAACAACCACTTAGAAGAATACCTGGTTTACCTTATGGTGAGCAAAAAGATTTAACTTTACAACAACAAGCTGCTCCATTAGCTGGAGGTGGACAAGCTACACCTATGCCACAACAACAAGCTCAACCAGCTAGACCAGATGTATTTGCTCCAACAGAAAGACCAATGGAACCTACAACACAAGGTGCTGCATTTGGTCCTGGTAGTGGTCCTGCTGACCAATTAGAAGATGAAACTGATATTATTCTTGCTGCGTTGTATTCTGTAAACCCACATCCTGTTATAGCGGAGTTAATTAATACTAGGAGCGTATAATGGGTTTTTTATTTCAGGACCCATTCCAAGAAAGAGATGCACTCTATGCTATTGATTCTTTAAATAAAAAATTTAAAGTATGGCAAGAAATATTTAAAACACCTCAAGGTGAACAAATTGCTAATAACTTAATTGAAACTACTACTGCATATCCTGCATTACCTAAAACGTTAGCTAAAGATATTGCTTTTACAGTTCCTGATGCTGCAAACAATAAAGAAGTACAAAACATTGTAGAGGAAGTATCTTTATCTCACGTTCAAGAACAAGCAGAGTTATGGGATAAATTAACAGAAGAACATTACAAATTTGGTGGTGATTTTGAAACTAATATGATTATTAGACCTATTGATTTCTGGACACTTGGATTATCTAAAGGTGGAGCTAAACCAGGAGATATACAATATGGTGTATGGGCTGCACAAGCTTATGACGGTTTATGGCAAAACTTTGGTTTAAGAGGTAAATGGGCTGGAGGTCTTGCTGGATTTGTACCTGCATTATGGGGAGGTATGCCTGTAGGTAGGTCACAAGCTTATGTAAGAGATTTAATACTTTATGATAAAAAGATTAGAGATGGTGCTACACCACAAGAAGCACAAGACGCATTAGCTATTGATGTAAGTTTTACACAAGTATCTGGTATAGGTGAAAAACTAGATATGCGTGGAACACTTAACAAATACGTTGATATGTTTAAAGAAGCTCACAAAATGGGTGGTGAAACAATATTTAGAGCTATGTGGAATGAAATGTCTGCTGGTAGACCAATTAACTTTAACAGAGACCATTGGATGCGTATGGAAACTCTTAAACCAGAAAATGACCCAAGGTATCAAGAGTTAATTACTGAATACAATTACTCACCAGAAAAAGCAAAAGAACTATTTTATAAATACAATGGTAGGCCATTAAAAGCTTATGACGAAAATGGTGAACAACATTATACAAGTTTAGATAATCCAGCCAGAATACATTTCTTTGCAGGTAGAAAATCTCACGGTATAACAGGTAGTTATACAACAAATATGAAATATGCTAATGATGGTCTTAACTTTAAACTTAAATCTATATACGATAATGAACCAGAACAAAGAATATTATTTTCTCCTGGTAGATATCAAGCATCATTGTTTGCTAAACCAGGTTCTGGTGCATACAACTTTATATCTGGTGCTGTTGACTTTAGTGCTATGGCTATTGAAGAGTTTGTAGGTGCTAAAGGTGTTAGTCAAATAGGTAAAGCATTCAGAGGATTAAGACAAATAAATCCTTTATTAGATGAAAGTACAAAAGTAATTGATATTGCCAGAGCTGGTAAAGTTTCTAACAACTCACCTCTTGACGAAGCTGCAGCTGTACTTGATGACATTGGTCCTAAAATTGATGGTACTAAAGCAGGAGATACTGCTGAAGGAATTAATGACAATTTAGGATTATGGCAAGGTTATAAAGCAAGACGTAAAGCTGGTGCTGTTGAAAGGTCAACTAGAAAAAAATACTTAGCAAATAATATTATGCCTAAAGTATTTAGAGAAACTAAAGATGAAATGCTTAACAGACCATTTATGTATCAAAACATATATGAACCTTTAGTAAAAGAAGTAGCAAAAGATAAAGATGTAGCTGCTGTATTAATGGATACAAATCCTATTTATAAAAACTTACAAAAAAGTACTAGACAAAAATTAATACGTGTTGCAGAAAAAAAAGGTGTTGAAGGTGTTAAAAATACATTTGGCCAATTAATTGATGAAGGTGTTTATGTAGGTGGAAAAATACCTAGAGATTATTTACCAGGCAAAATGTTACCTAAAGGTGCTTCATTTTTAACAAATAAAATATTAATTGAAAATGCAAAGAAAGCTAAATACTATAAAGATTTACCAGACCCATCAGTATTACAAAGACTTGCAGGTAAAACTTATGCTGCAATAGGAAAAGAAGATGCTGCATTTAGAAGTCTTGGTAGCTTTTTAGGGAGTAAATTACAAACTCCTGCAAGATTTACAGGTAGAGCTGTAGGATTAGGATTAGCTGGAATTAAAGCATTACCTGGCGCACCAATTAAAGCTTTAGGTGCAGTAAGAACATTTACTAAAGGTCAAGCATTTAATAAAAAACAAATACGTTTAGTTAGACCTAAAAATATTGATGAAGTTGTTATTGGTCCACAATCACAAGTTGTTGAAAGAAAATTAATTAAAGACCAATTAAAAGAAAAATTTGGATTAAATGTACAACCAGGACCTGAGTTTGAAAAATATTTAGGATTTTCATCTGCTTTTTATTCTAATGCTGACCCATATTTTAGACAGCTTATGTCATCTGTACCAGATTTTGGAATTAAAGGTTTAAATAAAAATGCAGCTTATGACCAATTAGTTGCTCATTTACAAGTTACTGGTTATTCAATTGAAGAAATGGCACCAATATTAAAAGAGTTTTGGAATGTAGATTTTAGAAAAAAACGTTCTGTAGCAAAATTTATGTTTGACCAAAACACAAGAGACGTTGCAAGAGTAAAAGTATTAGGTGGTCAATGGGAACCAGTAATGAAAGCTTTTGCAAAAATGTACAATACAACAATGGAACAAGCTACTGCATACTTTATAGCTGGTTATGCAGATGAAGCTGTATCTATGCCACACGTAGGAAATAAATATACAAAAACAGAAAGAACTATTTGGCAAGATTACAAAGGTGAAACTTATGGTATTGATATAGGTTCAGCTCATTTATTTTCTGAGTTTGCAGATAACTTACAACCATTTATTGATTACAGATTAATTAGACGTGCATACGGTAGTGCTTGGAAAGAATTAGATAATGCTAATACTGCAATGAAAACAGCTGCAGAAAATGCTAAAGATGTAGGTAGATGGATAAAATATAATTATCATTTCTGGGATGATGTAGATGCACCTAATCCATATGCAAATGGATTTATTGGTACAAGTAAACTTAATGAAGATGCGTTTACAATTCTTGCTGATTATTACACAAGAAAGTTATTTAAACCATTTGTACTTTTAAGAGGTGCTTTTTTTACACGTGTATTTATGGAAGAACAAATGCGTGTAGTTGCTGCTGGTCTTGACGGTTTTTTTAATCACCCAATACATTACATACAATGGGTTACATCTGGTAAAACAGCTAGAAACGCTGCAAAAAATGCAGGTAATATGGATGAGTTGTTTAAAGCAGGTAAGTTAAATAAATGGATAAATAAAGGTTTAACAAAAGAAGAAGCATATTTGAAATGGTCTGATGAAAACGTAGATGCTATGCGTTTAATGGACTCATACGAATATTTAGAAGCTACACAAAAAACATTTAACTTAGCTGGTATGCAAGGTAAAGAACAAAGACGTATAAAAGGTGCTAACTATATTATGCGTAAAAAAACTGAAACTAATACTAAAGATTATGTTGATGGTGTAAGAATGGAGTTATTACAATTACGTAACGATACTATAGCTAGAAAAGTTGCAGAGTATGGTTATGGTTCTCCTGAATTAGCTACTTGGATTATGTCTAAAGAAGGTGCATTAGCTAGAGCAGATTTACTTGAATGGGGTGGAGGTAGATGGAAAGGTATTACTAACGATAAAGATTTTATTGACCAATACTTACAATCTGTTGAAGCAAGAATCAGAATTAAAACTGGTGGTTTAGTATCAGAAGATAATGGTCAAGTAATTAAAATAACTAACTTTACAGAAAAAGATGGTGCTGTATTACCAGATACAAAATACAGATATAATATTTCTGTTAGTGCTGATAACTTAGGTAGTCAAGATTTAAGAAAGTTTATTTATGATGGAACTATTTTTGACAAAGTAAAAGGTAAAGATATTTCATTTAGAGAAGCTGCATTAACAAATACAAGAATGGAAAAGTTATCTGATATCTTACAAGAGTCATACATAACAAAAGGTAAAAAAGGTTTAGGAGATGATTTAGATTTAGGATTTGTTAAAACAGTAGATACATCTGCTGATAATCCTACAAAAATGTTAGCTGCTTGGGATGCTTTTGTTGACACAGCATTTAACATAATGATGACAAAACCAATATCATACCTAAACAGAGCAACTGTATTTAAACAATATCGTTATATGTACATAACAGATAACTGGGCAAACTTTAATAAAGATGCAAGAACTAGATTTATTAGAGAAGCTAAATCCTTAAATATACCTAAAGCTGTTATTGATGAAATGGAACAATTAAATAAAACAATGCCTATTGCTAAAGGTGCTATGAGTTATGACGTAGCTAACAATACATCTAAAGCATTTGGTTTAGCAGGTACAAAAGAGTTATTATATGATGCTTCTAAACGACATCTTATATCTGATGTAACAAGAAATATATTTCCATTCCCTGAGATTTGGTTTGAGGTTGCAAACACTTGGGGTAAATTATTAGCAAACAAACCATATATGATGAGACAAGCACAAGTAGTTGTTAGAGGTGGAGAAACATTTAAACTTGGTGGATATGGTACAGAAGGTTGGATAACTAACAATCCTCAGACTGGTAGAGAAAATGAAAAAATGTTTGTTTATCCATTTGCTCCTTTCTTATCAAGATTAGTTTATGGTAAAGAAACATACGAAGATGAAAATGGTGTAGAGCGTAAAGTAGATATAGCTGCTAAAGCATACTTGTCTGGTATTAACTTATTAGGACAAGGTTTTGTACCAGGACCTAACCCTGCTGTAGGATTTGCTATAGACTTAGTTATACCTATTGAAGGTTGGGAACCAGAACTCAAAGAGTTTTTATTTGGAGGTTTTTTACCACCAGAACAATTAAAAGAATTAATACCAACAGCTCCTTGGTTAAAAAAATTAATTGCAGCTGTAGGGCCAGATAAAAATGATGATTTAAATATAGAAAAAAGTGAGTTTGCACAAATGAGAGCTGCTGCAACTATATCTATATTTAGATATGGTACTGTAACTGGTGAACCAAGAAGATTGTATGATGCTGGTAAGTTAGATACTTATTTAACTGATGTTGATTCTAACTGGAAGTTATTAGAAAATGCTAAAGAAGGTACTCCACAATATTATCAATTACTTAGAACAATTGACCAAGCATATCTTGAATATTCTAAAAAGAAAGCTAAATGGTTATTTGGTATTCAATTTTTAGCACAATTTGCATTACCTACTGGATTTACTCCAACTTATTATGTTGAAGATAAAAATGGTTCTATGTGGAATGCACAAGTACTTGCTGATGAATATAGAAGTATTCTTAGAGAAAAAGAAGGTAATGACGCTGAAGCTGCTATGGAGTTTTTAAACTTATACGGTATGGAACACGGTTACTTAACTGCACCTGCAAAAGTATCTGATACAGGTAGACAAAACTATACACAAAAATCACTGAAGTTTAGATACGATAATGCTGATATATTAAAAGAAGCTAAACTATCTGCATTTTTAATATTACCTGATAATCCTGCTGGAGAAAGAGCTAGTTGGGATTTAGCACCAGAAAAGACACAATTAACTGCTGACCAGTTTAGAAGAAAAGTAAATGACACAGTAGGATACTTTGCATATACAAATTACAAAAAAATAATTGATTCTACAGAATTACCTACATTACAAAAGACAATGCTAAAAAGACAATTTAGAAATAACTTAATACTTGCTAAAGAAGGTTTTCAAGAAGATGATTGGGGATTACCTGGTTCTGTAAGTATTAAAGATATATTTAATGAAATGAGAAGAGTATGGCCTAACAATGAATTAATTATGTCAATGGAAAGTGGCAAGGGTTTTGTCAAAATGTTAGAGCAATGGGAAGAGTTTGAAAAATACTCTGCTGAAATATCTCCAAGTAAAACTACTACTTGGTGGTTAGAGTCTGCTGAACCAGAAGCTAGGTTTATGAGAATACTTATGAATCAAATAGCGCAAGACATTATAGCAGAACATCCTGATTTTTGGCACGTTTGGACAACTCTTATGCTAAAGTTCTATAGAGACGATAAAGAATTACTAGCAGATATGTTTGATGAGGATTAATGGTAGAACCAATTGATACAAGTATAAGTCAAGATAACATTTCGTTAGAAGACTTAGACGCAATAGTTAAAAAATATGCTTCAGCATTAGGAATAGAGTCAGCTTCAGGTGTTCAATTTTTAGAATTACTTGCAGATAATAATTTTAATGATGCTGGATTTAATAAATATAATTTAACTGAATCTGATGTAAGACTGTTACAAGAAGCAGTAGATACTAAAAAAGGTGCTGATTATATAGATTTGTTAATGCAAAATCTTTTATCTAAAAATCAACCAGGAATAGATACATCATCAATAAGCCAAGATGAATTTACAGGTTTACTACAACAGTTTGCTAACGGTGTTCCTTTAGCAGATATACTTGCACAAGCAGGATATGATAATTTAGATAGAGATTATGAATCAAATGCTGGAAGAATGGTACCAGTATATGAAAATGGTAAACCAGTAATGGAAAATGGTACACCTAAGATGAAACCATTTAAATCACATTTTTCAGAAGATTTTCATTTTATTATTAATTCTTTATCAGAATATCA